TGAAAAATATTCATTTGTATCAAAAGCATCTGATGCTAAGAATTCTGACAATTCTACAAACTATTATAAAGATGTAATTAACAATCAATCCAAATATATTGTTTGGTTAGATCATTCTGCAAATGATTGGGGTGGTTTGTCCACAACAGATTTCACAACACTAACATCCAATGTAACATATACATTAGGTGGAGGTGCAGATGGTTCTTCAATTACTACAGGTAATATTCAAGCTGGATATGAAATGTTTAGTAATGATGAATTGTACGACGTAAGTTTAATTCCAATGGGACCAACTACAGATGTTGGTGTAGTAAATACAGTTATTGGAATTGCAGAGTCAAGAAGAGATTGTGTAGTATTCGTATCTCCTCCATATACAAGCGTTGTTAATACTTCGAATCAAGTAACAAACATTATTACTTATAGAAACCAATTGACTAGTTCGTCATTTGCTGTTTTAGATTCAGGTTGGAAGTATCAGTATGATCGTTACAACGATAAGTATCGCTATGTCGCATTAAACGGTGACACTGCTGGTCTATCAGCAAGAACAGATTATATTGCAGATCCTTGGTTCTCTCCTGCAGGTTACAATAGAGGCGTAATCAAGAATGTTGTTAAACTAGCATATTCTCCATCTAAGACAGATAGAGACGATCTATATAAAGTAGGTGTTAATCCTATTGTTACGTTCCCAGGACAAGGTACCTTGTTATTTGGTGACAAGACATTGTTAGCAAGACCTAGTGCATTTGATCGTATTAATGTTCGTAGATTGTTTATTGTTTTAGAAAAAGCAATTGCTACAGCATCTAAATTCCAGTTGTTTGAATTCAACGATCCATTTACAAGAGCACAATTTAGAAATCTTGTAGAACCATTCTTGAGAGATGTTCAAGGTCGTCGTGGTATTACAGACTTTAGAGTTGTATGCGATGAAACAAATAACACAGGGGACATTGTAGATCGTAACGAATTTGTTGCAGACATTTATATCAAACCTGCAAGAGCAATCAACTTTATTCAGTTGAATTTTGTGGCTACAAGAACAGGCGTTTCCTTTGAAGAAGTCGGCGCTTAATAGGAGTATAGAAAAATGGCAATACCATTTAATGTAGAGAGATTTAAGTCAGAATTAACGAACGGTGGGGCACGTCCCAATCAGTTTGCGGTTCAATTGACATTCCCAAACTATGTCTCATCTAGAGCAGGTGCTGTAACGAAGTCCCCATTTTTGGTTACTGTTGCAGAACTACCTGGACAGACAATTGGAGTTACTCCTGTTTATTACCGTGGCCGTTTAATTAAAATGGCAGGCGATAGAGAGTTTTCCCCATTCCAAATTACAGTGCTAAACGATTCAGGATTTACTATTAGATCTGCTATCGAACAATGGATGAATGGAATAGAAAATTTAGCAAACAAGACGGGTGTATTACAACCAGCATCATATCAAACAGATATGTTTGTTTCTCAATTAGATCGTAATGGTGCAGTTCTGAAACAATATAAATTATTGGGTGCATTCCCAGTCGATATCGGCGCAGTTGGATTAGATTTTGGTTCTAACGACCAATTATCTACATTCTCAGTTTCATTCCAATATCAAACTTTTGAATTTACAAATAATCCCGCTTCACAGTTGATTGACGCTTTAACAACTATTGGTTAATTTTATAAGTGATTTAAATTATGGCAGTTAAACTATTTGGTTTTACCTTTGGTAAAGATGAAGAACCTATTGACAAGAGAACGCAGTCTTTTGCTACTCCGTTATCTGACGATGGGGCATCCACTGTACAAGCAGGTGGATACTTTGGGACATATGTTGATTTAGATGCGACGGCAAAATCTGAATATGAACTAATCACACGATATAGAGAAGCGTCTCTTTATGCGGATTGTTCTACAGCGGTAGATGAAATTTTAACTGAAGCAATTGCTGCAGTTGATGATGAGAGCGTGGTACAAATTAATTTGGATCAGTTAGAAATTCCTGATGATATTAAAGAAAGTATCATTAAAGAATTTGAGTATCTTTATAGATTGATTGATTTTGATGATAAGGGAATGGATTATTTTAGACGTTGGTATATAGATGGTAGAATATACTTACAAAAAATAATTGATGCTAAGAATCCTAAAAAAGGAATTTTAGAGACTTTAATTATTGATCCTAGAAAAATTAAAAAGATACGCGAAGTTAAAAAAGAAAAAGATAAAGAATCTGGTGTTGATATTGTCAAATCTGTTGAAGAGTTTTTCTTATATAATGAAAAGGGTATTACTTATAATCAGGGTTATACTGCGACAACTGCACCAAACTCTGGCATAAAGATTCAATCAGATGCTATAACATTTGTTCCATCCGGATTAATGGATTTAGATAAGAATATAGTATTAGGATATTTACATAAGGCTATTAAGCCTGTGAATCAGTTAAAGATGATGGAAGATGCGTTGGTAATCTATAGATTAGCAAGAGCACCTGAGCGAAGAATATTTTATATCGATGTTGGTAATTTGCCAAAGGTTAAAGCTGAGCAATATCTAAAAGATATTATGGCTCGCTATCGTAACAAGATTGTATACGATTCAAACACTGGCGAAATTAGAGACGATAGAAAAATGATGACAATGCTTGAAGATTTTTGGTTACCTCGTAGAGAAGGTGGTAAAGGTACAGAAATTGATACATTGGCAGGCGGAGAAAATCTTGGCCAGATTGAAGATATTAATTATTTTCAAACTAAGTTGTATCAGGCATTAAATGTGCCAATATCAAGATTACAACCTCAAACAGGTATATCGTTTGGTAGAGCAACAGAGATAACAAGAGACGAATTAAAGTTTGCTAAGTTTGTTGGAAGACTCAGAAAACGCTTTAATGAGATGTTCCAGGATTTGTTAAGAACACAACTTATTCTTAAAGGTGTTATAACAGATAAGGATTGGAATCAAATTAAAGAAGGCATACAATATAGGTATGCACAAGATCAGTATTTTGAGGAAATGAAAAATGCTGAGAACTTACGTAACAGAGTAGATTTATTGACATCAATTCAACCATTTGTTGGTGCTTATTATAGTCAAGAATATGTTATGAAAAACATTCTAAGAATGTCTGATAAGGAAATGCAGCAGATGAAGGCTCAGATTGAAAGTGAACCTCCACCGCCGCAAGTTGGTATGCCGGGCATGCCCCCAGGACAGACACCCGGTGCGCCCGAGGATGCTTCGCAACAAGGTTAATATAAATAAATAATGATCAGTAAAGGAATAATTATGGAATCTACAGCAATACAACAAATGGTTGACAATATTATATTGGGCAATCAAGCAGATGCAATTAAAAATTTTAACGATGCAATGGCGAGTAAATTATCAGATGCACTTGATGATAGAAAAACAGCAATTGCATCTTCAATAGGTAAAACGGAAGTAACCGACGATGAAACAGTTTAATACTTTAAGAGAAGAAACTCTAGAAGAAAAATTAAAGGCATCTGACCCTGCCGGAACATATATACACGATTTCGTGCATTCCGACAATCCTAAGTTTGCAGGTAAATCTAAAGCTAAAAGAATTCAAATGGCTTTAGCCGCATCATATGCCGCTAAAGGCAAATCAAGAAATGAAGAAATTGAAGTAGAAGAAGGTGTAATGGACACTGTAAAGACCGTCGCATCAAAGGTTGGTAAAGCTTTAACCGGTGGTTCAGATCAAGACCAATTAAAGAATTTGCAAAAGAAAATGGGCGTGCCGCAAACAGGCAAGAAGCCTACTACTGAAGAAAAAGAATTAGATGAAGTTAACATGACTGCTCATATTAAGCGTCAAGCAACAAGATTAAAGATAAGAGCGGGTGGCCTAAAGACAACTAATACTACAATGCAACCTAGACAAAGGCCAACAATGGAAGGTTCTATTCAGGATGTTGGAGACACGTCAATGACCATTGTCAGTAAGGGAATCAATAAACTCAATAAAGCAGTGAGTGGTAAGGATCCTAGTTCTTTAGTTGGAACACAAACAAAGTAAGAGAACAAAATGGCAATATCAAAAACACCTCTCCAAAACGTAAGACAACAATCTGTTATTAAATTAATTAATGAGATTGGTGCAGCAACTGCAAATATAACTTTGTTAGAGTTGAAAAAAGATGACGAAACATTGGATCAGGCAAATTCACAAGTCAATATACAAACAGTAATCTATTCTGCATCTGATTCATCTGCAGGTCCTATTGTTATTAGTAGAGGTCCTACGCCGTTCACCTCAGCTAACGTTATGTTCTTGCATGGTTCGGGTAGTATGGAATTAGATCAAGGCGCAGGCTTCCATGATCAATCAAATGCATCTGCAAATATTACTATTACTATGCCAGGACAATCTTTACTTTATATTGTACTAGGAAAAGCTGCAGGATATATTGAACCAAATCAACAAATAGTCCCAAGATAATTAGGAACAAATATATGAAGTTAATTAAAGAAGTTGCACAGGATTTAAATTATCTTGTAGAAGCAAAAGAAGGCGGCGGTAAAAATGTTTTTATCGAAGGCATCTTTGCTCAAGCAGATACCCCAAATAGAAACAAACGTTCATATGGTAAAGGTATCATGGAACGTGAAGTTACTAACTATCAAAAGTTGATAGGTGAAAAGCGTTCGTTGGGAGAGCTTGGCCATCCGGAGAATCCTTCTATCAACCTCCATCAGGTTTCCCACCTAATAACTAGCCTAAGAATGGAAGGCAAAGACGTTATCGGTAGAGCCAAAATATTAGAAACTCCAATGGGAGTTATCGCAAAAAATTTAATAGAAAATGAAATTCGTTTGGGCGTATCCACAAGAGGCTTGGGATCGTTAAAAATGAACTCTGAAGGTATCAATGAAGTACAAGATGATTTTTATCTTGCAACCGTTGATA